TTCTTGAGCTATTCTAACATTCTCTTGTAATGGTGTAAATATTGGAGTATGTTCTGCCCTTATTGTTTCATCAATAGTCTTAAACTCTGCCCTAATTTCATCACCCATTATTTGATTCTCTATATTAAGCTTCATTCTTGCTTTTGTTTCAGCTACAATTAATTTTAAGATTCTTTCTTCTTCTTCAGTTATCATTTGTCACCTCCCTTATAGTTCCATCTAAGTAAAACAAAATAAATAAAAAACCCATTTAACTAGCTCCAAACGTTACTGTCCAATCTATTTTTAGAGTATCGCTTGCTCCTTTACTTACTGATAATCCGTCGTTGTAAGTCATCATATCTGCTCTAGATGTTGCGCTACCTAAAAATATTCCTGCTTCGGTAATTGTTGCCGTTCCTACGCCTGCTTCCCAATAACCAGAATACACTACGTCATTATCTGCTGCTGCTGTTCCTTGAAGTGTTCCAGATAATGCTAAAAATGTTCCAGCCGAATAAGTTGCTAAATCTGTGCTAGCACTTGTTTGTCCAGTTGATGTACCTAATGCAATCCACCCAATTGCTGCATCACCTGAATCTGACATTTGGTCTGCTACATGTGCGTCCAGTAAGGCAGTAATAGTATTTGGTATAATACCTGATTCTTTTAGATTTCCATCTTTATCTCGCAATTCATATTCTACTTTTCCCTTTATTCCTAATTTTTCTTCCATATTACCTCCTTTCAGTTTAACTGAGTACTCTCGTAAATTGTACTGGTTTGCCTAATTCATGTAATTGACTTTCTGCCAATTGTCTCCAAAAATTAGAAGACTGACCTTCGCCAGTTTCCTCTACACTTAATTCACCGAGTGATAATTTTTCTCCACCTGCTTGTGCTTGAACAAAGTCTATTGCGTCTGCTTTAGAAAGATTTACTATTGGTGGTTGGAATTCATAGGATATGTTGTTTGAACCTATATCTTCTCCGACGTAGTTAGAAACATGCTGTCTGTTCATATCTACGACTGCAACTAAGTTTGCTCCACTTAATCCTGTTGGGATGTTGTTAAAACTAGTTTGAATAAAATTAGCTATAGAACCAATTGTACTTAAACTCATTAAATATAGGTTATGTTCAAACCTAATCCGGATTTAGCTGCGCCTACACTACTACCTACCACTCTTAAGTAATTGTCTAGTGTAATATCTGAATACCAATTTGTTGATAAACTTTCATCTGCCGTTCCTACGCATGCTGCTTTTGGGAATACTACGAAACTTTCTGCTAACATATGTGTTGCCGTTCCACTAATCATACCCCAAATCTGTGTAGCACTTGCTCCACTTCGATAAATAGTTAGACTTCCAGTTGCGGTGTTATTTCCACTTGCCCATTCAATTGCTTGAAGAGTACCATTTAATGGTATGTCTGTATAAATATCAAAATGTGCTGCTCCACCGGTTATGCTTCCTATTGGAAAGCTATACTGTTTGACGAGATTCGGTGCTTGTGCTCCAGATGTATTAACTAAAAGTCTTCCATCTTCTACCTGTGCATCAGTACCACTATATGTGATTGTCTGTTTGAATGCCATTTTAAGTTCCTGAAATTAATCTAATCCATTCAGAGCCGCCTTGTGCCTGACACATATAATAATCTGGACCCTCTATATCCAAAACTATATCACTTCCAACGTTTCCAGTTAAAATATTATCTGGTGTTCCTCTATGTAACATGATTCCAGCCGTTGCTAGTCCTGACGTTCCTGCGCCCTTTCCCATTCCATCGATAGTCCCTAATAAACTACCTGCTTGTGTTGCCATTTCTTTTTATCCTCCCTTTCAATTATTATTGAATATAATGGGGTTTTTGATTTCAGCAGATTTCCCAAAACTGCGTTTAATTATTATTTGCTTATTTAAGCTGTGGTAATCTTAGAGATTGCCTTTGTTCGTAAAGCTGATACACTGATTCTTTGAGTTAAAACTGCACCTTCCATATCATAGGTAGGTAAAGTTAAACTTTCCATACTGATGTCTCTTGCGATTGCAATTGCGTAAGCCTGGGTTCTATCAAAGATATAACCAGATGTTGCTACTGCATTTCCTCCAGCGTTTGCACTAAATGTTGTTACATTTAATCCAAAAATTGTTCCTACTCGGCCTGTACTCATCATTTGAGTGTTACCTGCCTTGTCCGCTTCTACAAAAGTATCGATATTCATTAAATCTGAGTATTGTTCTTCTCCCAATAGATAATCTGTTGGTCGGTAATCGTTAGATCTTACATCATAGATAGACTCTACGATATTACCAATTGTTACTGCCGCTCCACCCGCTGTGGTTGCATTTGCAGTATCCAAAATTGCTAATACTAAATCTGTTTCATTTTCTGCAAAACGCTTTCCTGCAGTTTTAATGTTTCTATTGAGTAATTCTACTTGAGAATCTTCCATCATTTCTCTAGTGATTCGAATTGCTACGCCATATTTAACTGGTGTAAAACTAACACTATCAAAACTTATATTATCTAAAGGTACTTCTGCTCCTTCACTAACTTCTCGAACATCCATTGTGTTTGGAGATTCTAAGTCTAAGTACATAGTACTTCCCTTAAATTCACTTGGTCCAATTACGAATGCCGCCATTTCTCGAGGAATCAAGTTCTTCTCTGCTTCTTCAATTACTTTTGGTAAAATTAGTTGCGGAATAAGTGCTTGTCCTGCTGTTCCGTCAGCTCTAGTAATATACTCGTTTAATTTAGTCATTGCCATTTACAAGTTTAGATTAATAAGCGAATAAAGTGCTGTTCCAGATGCTGATGTTGTTAAAGCTCGTCCGATTGGAGTGTCATTTAAGATTCCTGTTCCAGATTCTGTCCCTCTATGATTCATTACACAACCCGATTCGTTATGTGTAACTAAACATCCACCAGATACAATTTGTCCTGCTGCACAAAGGTATGCTCCTCTTGTTGCTATTGTGACCCACTCATCTGAACCTGCATTGTTAATTGCAAGACCATTACAAAGTTCACTACTAACTGCTCCGAATGCTGTTAAATCACTAGATTGGAAAGATTCTGCGCCTGATACTACTAATGCTGTTCCTGAAAAACATACCCATTGTCCACCTGAAATTACTTCAAGTGCTTTTGCTGTAATCGTTCTAGGTACTCCGCCATCTAAGATAGCTTGTGCGCCTAATGGATTACTTAAAACTAATGCTGTTGCCATTAATATACGTATGACTTCCTCTGAATTCCAATTGAATTATGTCCTTCTACAAAGGTATAATCCCCTTTTTCTTCAACTTCTTCTTCCTCTACTTCTTCCTCTTCTTCTGCATCTTCTTCTGCCTCTACCTCTACCTCTGCTTCTTTTTCTACAGGTGCTTCAGTTTCGTCTGCGTCCGCTTCCATGATTGCTAGTTTCTTTTTCTTAGATTTGATTCGTAATTTTGCAATTTTCTCATCAATAACCTTTTCTTCTTCGCTAACTTCTGGTACTTCCTCAGTTTTAGTTTCCTCTTCAGTAGATTCTTCTTCAGTTGTTTTTTCTTCTTCTGTCATATTATCCCCCCTTTCAGTTTTTGTTGAATTCTCTTTAATTGAGTGTAATTTGTAGGCATTGTTTAATGCTACTTGAAATGTTGCTCCGCCATCTGCTGGAACTGCGACTAAACTTAATTCTTTAAATTGAATGTTGTGTGGAATAATGTCTCCATCTTCTGTTTCTTCTATATCTTCCGGTCTTACATGAGCACCTACACTAACAGAGTTGAGTAATTTATCTCTGATTAGTTGTTTCATTTTATTGTCTTTTACTATTGCGTTAAAAGGAATATTTCTTAATGATTCATCCCAATGTGCTACTTGTACTTTTCCGACTATAGAATCTACAGAATTATTATGGTCTTTTAGTAAAGGTACACCTATTAGTGTGTTTGCTGCTTTACTTAATTCTTCCGCAACAAACTTATGTCCATTAGAAGTAGTGGTCTCATTTATGGCAATTCCATTTATTGTAAAGTCACCATCTAATTCTGCACTAGATTGAATTGGTACAAAGTACTCTAACATTAAACCTTCCATTTTAAACTACCTACTTATTATATTATGTAGAAAAGAGTTTAAGTATATTGATTTATCTTATATATATTAATCAATTCTGAGAATTATCGTAGTTTCTGCGTTATTTGGACCGCTTACTCTAATATCGAGAGACTCATCTAACTTAAATTTATCAAATTGGTCAGTTACTATTATGTTTGAAATAGGTCCTTGTAATACAGCCCTTGGAGCAAAGTAATTAATTCCTTTTAATTGAGGATTATGAAATATTAAATAACCAAGACTACTTGTTATTGTAACTGAAATAGTTTCATTCGAATCGACTATTACGCTGTTTAAATATCCAACTACTCTCGGAGTTTCAAAGGATTCGTTATCCATTTTGATACGAAATTCTTTCTTTCTTGGTATTTCTATTTCTCCGATACTTCTATTCTCCTAAAAATTTTATGTCTGGTTGTAGTTTGTTTATTTTCTCCAGTTACTCCTTCGTCGTATTCTGTTTCACCCATTAGTCCCGGAATAGTTCCTTGAAGTGCATTTGATCTACCTAAATTCATTTGTTGTGCTGCGGTTAAACCAATCTTAGGAATTACTTGTGTGCTTACTGCACTTCCTCCAACTACAGCATATTGTAAATCACCACAACCGGGTTGGTATGTTACTCTTTGTTTTGTTACTGGGTCTAAATATATCATTTTAGATTTTTATAAGATGGGAATTTATTTATGAAAGGTGTACCTCTTTTATATTCTATTTGGTATGACAAGAATGTATCTAAATTTATTATATTTTTTTGCATAACTTTTTTAAAATCTTCCATAAACCATTCAATAGATCTCATACCTAACATTGGAAATTTTTGATAATACAATCCCTCTAGGAATCTTAATATAATCCCATCTAATTTAACATTATGAAGTGAGGCAATATAACGAATTTTATTATTGATAATATATTTATGTAACTTATCATGTTCTTTTTCTGTCATTATTTGAAGATTAAATACTGCGTTATTTAATTTCTCTCTATCTTTATGATGTACTATATAATTAGAGAATGGTAATGGATAATTCCTTCTATTCTTTAAATAGATCTCAACATAAGCAACTTGTCTATGGATTGAATTTGAATGTGGTTCTCCTTCGCCATAACCTTTATTATTTATCATCCTTCTAAAAATGCTTTCTGATTTAATTCTAATTGATTTTGTGTGAACTCATGAATACATTGACCACAAATCCACATTCTGCTCATATAACAAATTGCTTTATTTTTTTTACACTTAATACAGATAGGTATAGTATCTTCAGTAATTTGTACCATTAATTGACTAATCCGACCATACTACATCTACACATAGAGTGAGCCGGTGGCATACTTATTCCAGCTTCTCCATCACGTGTTTCGAATACTTGGCCATCTAATGCTTCACATTCTGGACAAGTTCTTTCATCTAATGCAGTAAGCCACCTGTAAGATTTAATTTGGTTTTCTAAATATAAATCTTTTAATCCTTGGTTTGCTAGTCTGACAGTTTCAGTACGAGCAATGTTTATTGGTCGTTTAGCCGCACTTAAGGTTATTCTACGTGTTCCGTCTTCGTCGAATTTTACTCTGTCTTTTAAGTTAATTGATCTACTTATATCTTTTTCTATTTGTCTAATTGTTTTGTTTTTACGAAATCCATCTCTTAGTATTACTCGCAGTTTGTTGACGTCTCTTTGTGGTAACAATCCTTCGGCTATATGCATTTCTGTTAATGCAACTAAATCTTCAAACTTGTCGGTTCTAAGATTTCTTAATATTTTAACTAAATAGTCTGAATAATTGAATCCAGCTAATTCTTTTACATTAACATATTGAGATAACTTCATGTTCTCTTTTTCTGATTCTGTTAAAGTAGATTTAAGTTTCTCCATTATTTTAGGTTTACATTTTTCTAATGATTGATTAGCTGTCTTTTTAGCGCCAGGTACTTCTGGTTGTTTGATTTTAGTTTCTTCTTCTTTACGGGCATTATTTATTTCATCTTTTAGTTCTTTTTCATCTGCATCGGCTTTCTTACGAGCTTCTTCTGGGGTAGGTAATTTATCCACTACATCTAATTCCATTATTGTTGCATATTCTATTTCTAGTGAGGCCTTAAGTTCTGGAGAAATATCAAATAATCCAAGTGCATCTTTTATAACAGTTAGTCTGGCTATCTTTTCATCTTCACCGGGTAGTTCCCAAACGAATTCTATTTTGTTGTCTAATTTATTGCTACGCAATACCTGTCTTAATATTTTATCCTCAATTATTTCCTCAATTAAAGTTCTAAGTGAGTGAATGAATCTGTCAAATCCTTTTTCATTTACTTTGGCTAATCCTTCTGGATTATTTGCTATTCCTACCAAACTCATAGGAATCTTCATTGAGATAGCTAATTGTTCTAAATCGTGTTCCGCGCTTTTAGTTAAATTATCACCAATTCCAGCGAAATCAATTAGATTCATTTCTACATTTGCGTCTGTTACCCATTCAGTAGAGTTGTTCATAAATTGTAAGTCTGTTTTGAATTTATCTAACTCTGCTGGTCTTATTTTTTGTCCAGGTGTGCCTAATTTTACATGGATTGGTGCCCCTGCCTTTCTATCTAATAATTTTACTCTATCTAGTTCACTACTTGCATAGTTTTCTACTGTGGCTCTACTTGACCAGAGTAATCCTCTTCCGTATGGATCTCCAGGTGTTTTGTTTATTGTTAAATGTGCTATTTGTTTGGGTGTAAAAGGTATTGGTTTGGTCTGTGAAGAAAACATTTTGATTTTTCCATGATATTGATTATAACCTAAGATTTTTCCTTTTTTAGTTCGTTTTACATACATATCATTAGCATTTAGAACCCTTAATTTATCGACATTCTTCATGTCCTCTAAATCTAATTCCATAAATCCATTACCTTTAGATACTGTTTCTTTAATCCATGGTCTTATTTTTGATTTGAAATTTGTGTCATCTATAAATCCGTCTAATACTTTTTGGGCGTTTACATCCTTAGTTTTAACTTCAAAGTCACCAATTATTGCATCAACTATCTTATCGACTAATGCTTCTGCTACCCCTACATTGTTTAGAATTTTATCTACTTGTGTAAAATCAAATGGATGAGCTGCACCTAGTCCTTTGGGAAATTGAACTTGTATATCGTCATTTTCTCCTCTGAATGTTTCATTAAGAATGTTTCGTCTTTGTGCATACTCTTTCTCTGTGACTGCTAAATAACAAGACACTTCTTTCTCGTCTTTTTTAGACTTTAAATCCATATATTAAATAAGAATAATTGATTTATATAAGTTGATTTAATTTATATATATTATAATGTTCAAGCAACATGTGGTGTATAATAGTCGGTTAAATCAAAATAGCATCGCATCATTAAGGCATCTGAATAGTCTGTACTTCTACCCAACCTCTCTCTTATTTCTTCTTTGCCGATTAATTCAATTTTGCCGTCTCGCTCCATATTCTTTTGTGAGATTTGTTCTAAGTCTTCTATTATACCCTCCTTGATTTCCATTGGAACATCATAACAATCTATTTGTCCGTTTTTAACTAATTCGGCTAATTTGAAATAACACTGGGTTTTTAGATTACGGTAGTTATGTATTTGTTTAGTGTACTCTGTTTCAACTGGACTTGAATTATTAATAAATCCTTTACAATTTTCCATTAAATCTACTACACCTCCACCTACACCATCTTCATCTATTACAATGTTAGAATGAGGTACCATGTGTTCTCGAGCTAATCGATTAAGCAATTCTACCGTTTCTGGGATGGATGATTTGTTTAATACGACAATCTTTTCAATATGCCAATGTCTCCAGACGATTGCTACTGTTTTATCACTTCCATATCTTGCCACGTCACAAGAAATATAATTAGGTGAGTTTGTTGGAATGAATAAGTTATTAGTAAAAATGTCTAGTATTTTATCATATTCAAATAATTTAGCTGGATCATCTGAGTAATTCCAATTTCCGAATAGTAGTCTTTCTTTAGAGTTTTTATCTAGTTTTTTTAAATTTTCAACATAATACTTACTCATAAAAGGATTATCACCCACTAATGCCGGTATAAACTTTCTATAAAATTCTAATCTGTTCTCAGTCCAAGGTCTCCAATATTCTTTATAGGCCCAGTTTTTAGCAGGATTAGATGCCATTAATAGTTTAGGTATTAAGTCATATTCATCTAGTTTG